ACTGCCAAACTCAAAGGTGAGGACCCACCGAAACATCCAGGGTACCCATCATTCCCCAGCGAATCAGAAGTTATTGCTAAAGCAGCAACTTTAAATAATTTCGTTTCCAACATAACCGTAGATAAACCAACAATAACTAAAAAATCTACCTGATGGGAAAAGGGTGGCTTCGGCCATCCTCCAACTTTTAAGGAGAAGTAATGAAAAGAGCAATTGTGCTTTTCACAATTAGTTTGATTGCATTAACTATAGGATTTACCGCACTTTCAGTAACGAATATTGTTACTTTGCCATACAGAGCATATTATCATTTTATGTCTACTGATGCTAGAACTCAAATAGAGTGTCTTGCCGAAAATATTTACTTTGAGGCAAAAAACGAACCAGAAATTGGTCAGGTGGCAGTAGCATTTGTCACCATTAATAGAGTGAAGTCTGGTTACTTTGAAGATGATATATGCGGAGTAGTTAAACAAAAAACACGAAATGTTTGCCAGTTTTCATGGTGGTGTGAAGAGAAACCAAAGGCAATATCAACAGCGAAAGCCTTGACAAACGGCTCTAGTTTGTTGTATAATGATATACGAAATCTAGCAGTATATGTGTATGCCAACTATGACAAGTTGGAAGACCCATCAAAGGGTGCCTTGTTTTATCATGCTGATTATGTAAAACCAAAATGGAAAAACATGGAACACTTAACAACAATTGGCAGACATATATTTTACATTCGAAAGGATATGAAAAATTGGATAAGTTAACAAACGCATTAAAAGGTGATAATGTTGTACCACTTTGTATAACAGTATTGTTTATGACAACTGTAATCTGTATTGGTTGGTATCATATACACGACCGAAGTCTGTTGGCACAAAATATGAATAATGCAATTGCTAAAGGAATTGATCCTCTGGCTGTTCGTTGTTCTTATGTAAAGAGTGATGATATTATCTGTATAGCATTTGCAGCATCAGCACAATCACATAATGTAGCGCAACAAACAACATCTAGAAAATAAGGAGTTTTATATTATGGCAGTTCAACAATTGAGCATCAATCAACTTTCGCAACCAGACCGTGAAAAATTATTTAAGGTCATTAAGGAGTGTTCTGATTCGATGACACGAATTGACGGTGAACAAGATTTTATTCGTGAGTCTGTTTCTGAAACAGCAAAACAAATGCAATTACCTAAAAAATTAGTTGCAAGATTAGTTAAAGTTTATCACAAACAAAATTTTGATGAGGAAGTTGCAGTACATGAACAATTTGAAACTCTATATGAAACGGTGGTGAAATAATGTCTAAATTTATTTTTGTATGTGAAAAAGAAGCAATACCATTTGACGATTGTATTTCTTCAAAGAAAACTGTTGAATTTTCAACCTATGATTTGTATGATATTATAAGTGAATTTCAAAATTTTCTGCGTGGTTGCGGATATTGTTTTGAAGGTCAATTAGAAATTGTTGACGATGATGAACCAATCGAATATGAAAAAATGAAGTCTGAGTTAGATAACATTCAATCATCAAATTTTGATTTCACAGATATCCCAAAAAATAACTGGCCATTCAATAAACAGCAAGATGATGCGAATGCAAAAATTACTTTTGCGAGTGAGAAGTAATGCCTACAAAAGATGAAATGGCAAAGTTTTCGAGAGTGATTGATGGGATGGTGGCAAACACCGACTACAATTACATAGAAGCAATTATTGAATACTGCAAACAAACAGGACTAGAAATTGAAGTAGCGGCTTCTCTTTGTAATTTGAATCTTAAAGCAAAACTAGAAAACGATGCAATGGATAACAATATGTTAAAACAGAAAAGTTCTCGTTTACCAATTTGAAAGGTGAGAAATGTATTTTCCAAGTATTTGTGTTGATAACTTTTTTAACAATCCAAAAGAGATAAGAGAGTTTGCATCAACATTAGATTTTTATGATACTTCTGTTATAGGTGGAACTTGGCCAGGCAAAAGAACAAAACCTCTCCATATAATTTCACCTAATTATTTCGAATTATTTACCAGAAAAGTATTGTCGCTAATATTTCCAGTAAGATTGAATGGTAATCCAGCATTTATTTGTGATACTGCTTTTCATTTAATAGAGCCGTACGATGGCAATGGTATTGAATCTGGATGGGTTCATACGGATGAAACTTCTTTTTTAGCGGGTCTTGTTTATTTGAATGAAAGTATTGATTCTAATTGTGGAACAACAATTTTTAGGCCAAAAGAAATAACAAATATGCCAATAAATGTCGAATACAAAAATGCAATGTTTACGAATACAAATTTAAATAAAGAATTATTAAATGACAAAAGAAAAGAAAATAATGAGCAATTTGAAGAAACTATAATTTATAAAAATATTTTCAATCGATTAATTGCGTATGATGCTACTAATTATCATACGCAATCAAGTCTTGAATATTCTGGAAATGAGTCGAGGTTGACTCAGGTATTTTTCTTCAGACAAATAAACTCTAATTATTTTCCTATACCTGAAAGTAAAACTATACAATTGTGATTTTATGACAGCATATGAAGTATTTTGTTTATATCAATCTTTAAAACTACACTTTACCCAAGATTCTTACGACTATTTTAAATACCAAGGTAAAAGTAGAATAACGATTCAATCATTTGAAAATCGTAAAGACAAATGGCATTTCACGAAATTGTCTAGAAAATTTACAGATAAAGATGATTGTGTAGCATTTCTTGTTGCAAACTTTATTGATAGTGAAAATGTTTGGATAGGTAATTTATTGACAGAAGAGGCAGAAGCTTCTTTTAAAAAAAGACAAAAGGTGCTGCAATCACTTTCATATACCTTTGAGAATGATTGTCGAAAATTATTTGAACATAAAACTGATCCAAACGATATTCTCAAAGTGACAAATGGCGATCATCCTGTTCTTTTAAAAAAAATAATGCGTAAAGAAGTAGAAATTGAATCTGTATGTATTTTAAATTTAATTTTAAATTTTTTGCCAGTATGGAAAACAAAGATTACTGATACGATTATATGGCCAATATGGCAATCTAAAATTATCAAATATTCCCCATTTGTTCCACAAGATGTGATAAGATATAAATTATTATTAAAAAAGGTATTAAATGATTAAGAAGATTTACCTTGATATGGATGGTGTTCTTGCAGATTTTGAAAAGAAGTTCATAGAATACTATGGTTTCCTGTCTTTGGCTAAAAGAGATCGTAAAGAATGGTCTAAAGATTGGGAAGATTTCATTCTAAACAAAAAGGGATTTGAAAAATTAGATTGGTTTCCTGGTGGCCATAAACTATTGGATGCGGTTCGAAAAACAAATTTGCCAATTGAAATTCTTTCTTCTGCTGGTGGTAAAAGATTTCATGGCGAAGTTACTGCACAAAAGATTAAGTGGTTACATAAAAACGGAATGAATTATAAAGCCAATATTGTGACAGGTCGTAAAGAAAAAGCACAATACGCAACACCAGAAACTTTGTTAATTGATGATACTGACGATGTAATTAAATATTTTACTCAAGCTGGTGGTCATGGCATACTTCACAAAAATATTAATTCTACCTTAAAAGAACTTGAAATTATACTAAATAAATGATATTATGTTTATGTGGATAAGTCGTTCATACATCGTTTATATACCGTTTATACGAAAGGAAGTACAATGAGTAGTTTTGCAAACCTAAAGCGCAATCGTTCTGATTTCGCTAAACTCTCCAAAGCAGTAGAAGCAACCACACAAACCGCTGAAAGTGGTTCTAAAGACGATACCCGTTTTTGGCAACCAGAAGTAGACAAGGCAGGTAACGGCATGGCTGTTATTCGTTTTCTGCCTGCACCTCAGGTTGATGGTGATGATGCCCTTCCATGGGTTCGTGTCTTTTCACATGGATTTCAAGGACCTGGTGGATGGTTCATTGATAACTGTTTGACCACACTCAACGAAAAATGTCCAGTTTGTGAACACAACAATACATTATGGAATTCTGGCATTGAAGCAAACAAAGATATTGCTCGTAAACAAAAACGCAAACTATCTTATGTTGC